AGCGCATTGCGGAGGGGTAGCAGCAGGTTGCTCATGCGCTTGCGCGTGACGTGCTGCTTCGAGATCCAATCGCGCAGCACCCCCACGCTCAGCGTCCCCACCTGGATGTCGCCGAACTCAGGAATCAGCACGTTGTCGATCGCCTTCCGATACCCGCTCCATGTGCTGGGCTGCAGCGATGCCTTGGAGCGGTTCTTGTAGTCGGTCAGCAAGGTCTTGATCAGTGTCGTCTTGCCGCTGCTGTGGCCGAATACCTTGCAGCGCGGCGAGTCGGGAAAGTAGTCGTCGTAGCGGAACAGGCCCCGTTCGATCCTCGACTTGATCTCCGAGCGGAGTCTGTCGGCAAACGCGAGGTTTGCCTTCGTCGGCGGCAAGTCGACGATCTCGCGGCACTGAGCACCGCGGAAGCTGAACGCTATCTGGATGACCTCTTTGTGCTTCCTGGAGATGACGGTGATGCCGGTGGCCATCAGCGCGACTTCTTGGCCTTGAGCGGACGGCCCGCGGCCCAGTCGTTGACTGCCTCGATGTTGATCCAGGTCTGCTTGCTGCCCGCAGGAAGGCGGACGTGGACATCGCGCAGCCAGTGGCCGCTGCGCACGCGCTTGTCGACCGCGTCGGGTGTCTCGCCGAACAGTTCGCAGTAGCGGTTCATGGGGACCCATTCGAGGGCGACGACGTTTGTCATGCGAGCACTCCGAGCGGCGCTATGCTGCTTTCACGATCAGGCATATACCTAGGGGAACTATGACGGCAGCGGATCCGGTGCAGATGTACGTGAATCGCATGGGCGAACTCAAGAAGCGCTTTGTTGCGGTGGAGGCGGTGATTCAAGCGAACCCTGGCCTTGGTGCGGACGCAGTACCTCAGGCGGACTGGTATGCGCTCGAGAGCGTTTGTCTCCAGCTTCGAAAGATTCTGGAGCTGATCGCGTTCAGCGGCTTGCTTGCTCACAAGTCGAAATATGAACAGGCGCACAAGGACTTTCTGACCCATATGTTCGTCACGAAGATTGCTCGCAGGCTCGATGCTGTCCATCCACGCTGGTTTCCAGAGCACGTCACGATCACAGCGATCGGTGATGGAAAGACGCAGGCGGGGGTGACGCCCACTGCTTCCGGCTTTAATCGAAAAATCTGGGCGGAGCTTTACGACCAGATGAGCGAAATCTTGCACGTCAACAATCCCTTCGCCGGGCGAACTGTCGTGCACGCAACTTGGCGCATTCCGGAGACGGTCGCACGGTTGAAGCGGCACATGCAGACCCACTTGGTGCACATTGTCGATGGGCCCTCCTTGATCGGAGACCTTGGGACTTGGCCCGCTGGCCGCTGTCAGGTTCACGAAGCCACTGTTGCTGATCCCGACAGCCTTTGAATTGCCTATCCAACTCGTCAACACTTGCTGCTTTGAACTGGTGCAGGCTGGGTACTTCATCGCTTCGCACCCTCCGCCATGACAGCGCGAACAATGGCATTGCGCAGGCCCACCCGAGCAGTCTTGGGCAGCGTCTCCCAGAAGGTCGGGTGCTCCGCGTCGATGTGCTCCATCACCCTGAACGCCACAAGGTCCGCATCGATAGAGCCCGGCGACTTGGGGACCAAACGCAGCGCTGGCTTGCTGGGGGCTGCGGTGGTCATTGCATCCCTTTGAAGACGGCGGCATCCAGGCGTGAATGGGCCAGATCCAGCAGACGCCATGCACCGTGCAGCGCGATGTCGTCGAAGTCGAGGAGCGCGGCGTCAAGGACAGCGCATGCGACGCCGATCGGAGCGCTGGCGTTCTCGCAGTCGCGCAGGTCCCGGGTGTCCAGCCCGCCAGCAAAGGCGGCCTTCGCGCGTTCCGCGGCGTAGATGGCGCCGTAGAGCAACTCGGTGTTGGCCTCTTGGCTGCGTGAGCGCATGACCGCGATGCCCTCGGAGAGCATTGCGCCGATCTCGTACATCTCGTGATCGTCCCAACTGGAATCGCTCTCGGTAGCGGCTGGAGCTTGTGCCGGCGTGACGGGCTCGCTGCCGTCCGGAAGATCCTTCAGGTACGCCGAATCCATCTCGCTGTTGGCTTCATCGAGCAGCACCCATGCCTCTCGGAGCATGGACTCGACCACCTCACCGCGCGATAGGGCAATGACCCCGTCAATCGCTGCGAGCGACGTGAACATGCCGGTGTAGGCCGCGTCGGCGTCGGAGCGCGTCAGGGGCTGCCGGTACATCGGTGCGATGGCTGCTGGCAGCATGTCTTCGACGACTGCGCGTAGCAGCACGTCGGCAGCATCGCCCGGGTCCGTCAGCTCAACCGACTGATGAGCGAGTTGCAGCTTCTCCTGCCCGAGTTTGAGCTTGGAGAAGATCGAATCGAGCCGCGTTTTCAGTGTGCTCTTGGTCGCCTTCGGCTTGGCCGCAGCGCGGGGCTTGTCGATGACGGCGTTCATTGCAGGACTCCTTCCGGAAGCTCTGCATTTGCGCCGTAGATTTCGCGGTGGGCGTCCCCGATGGTGAGGTCGTCGTTGCCAATGTAGCTCAGCAAAATCGAGTTCATTGCATGGATACGCACGACCAAGGCCCGGATCACTACGCCTTCCGCCGGCTCAAGTTCGTCGGCGCGCGAGATCACTTCGTTTGCCAGCACCTCGATGTCGGCGGCAGCGTCAAAGACGAGTCGCCAGGCAAAGGTGCCACCCTCCGGCAGTGGCGTGTCGGCGGTGATCTGATTGGCGGTTGTCTGGCCAGACAAGGCCAGGCGAGGGGGCTCGTTTGGCCCCGAGGCGGGGCTGGTGCTATTCTTCGACATGTGAATCCTTACCTTTTTGACGGGGTGGGTTTTCATAGACGGTCGAGTGGGCTCAATCACTCGGCCGTCGCCTTTTGGGGCGACGCCATCTATGTTGGTGATCTTCAGAGTACAGGTCGGATCGCGTTTCCGTAAGGTTGCGAAGCGATCCGGCCCAGTTTTCATGCGGCCTCCTTTTCGGGGCCGAGCAGCGGCAGAACATTGGGGCTCCACTTCACTTGCTGAATCGGAACGCCGCTGCCGTGCTTCTTGCCGGTGTCCAGAATGCGTGCGAACTCGCGGCCGGCATCGGTGACCTCCCAGACATCACCGCGCTTCATCTGCATACCGGCCTCGGCGAGCAACAGATTCACGCCGCGAGCACTGGCGCCAATGCGCTTGCCCAACTCGGTCGGCGTGAAGAACTGGGTGTCCTGCTTCTCGGCTTCGAGATGCACCTGGCCCAGGCCTTCGAGCAGGTTCACGTCGGTGAGCTTTCGCACCATCTGGTTGGCGCTGATCGCTGCAGCGTTCTTGTCGCAGCCGAGCAGGCGGGCCACGCGGAACAGCGGCGGGAAGGCCTTGGCCGCGTCGTAGGCCAGTCGGACAGGTGAGGGAGTCGCCTTCGGTGCCGTGTAGCTGCCCGTCTTGCGGATCGAAGGCAGCACTTCTTCGAACACCCAGCGCTCGAAGCGCTCGGCCGCTGGCAGGGTACTGTTGACGATCAGACGGAGCACGTCGGGCTCCGAAAGCACCCGTACCTCTTGCACGCCGCCAGCGGTTTGAAGGGGGTGCAGCTTTTGCGCCCCCTTGCAGTGAGAGCGGATTGCGGTCGTGGGATCAGCGTAGCCCAGCGCCTCGGCCACATCTTTGCCGACAAAGTAGGGCTCGCTGTCGATCTCAAGCGCCCGGATGTTTGCGCCTTCGAAGCTGTAGGGAACGATGTTGCTCACTGCGGTCCTTTCGTTGTCGACTTTGGTTGATTGAGGTGGCGCTGTCTGCTAAAGCGCTTTACTTGACATCGGTGTTGGGCTCGACCTCGAGCTGTCTATCCATTGCGCGACTCTGCTCAAGGCGCATGCGAATCTCAGCAGATAGGGATCGATACGATCTCGCCGCGGCTGTGACGAGAAAGCGCTGCAGGTCGTCAGGTAGACGGATTGCCACGTTCGGTTTCTGCTTGGTCTTAACCGCCATAGAATGGCTCCCACTTAGTATTGATTGGTAATGAAGAGTAGATGGTCGTGGATTTTGCACGAGGAAATCTACTTGTCAATACTATTTTTGACTCTTTAATCATTTTCATGACTGACTTGCTCAAGGATCGGCTGACCAAGACCAGAGCGGCCATGGGGTGGAGTCAGCAGGAACTCGCAGAAGCGAGCGGAGTTGCTGCAGCTCAGATCTCGCGGTATGAGTCCGGCCGCAGTGAACCTCGGCCAGAGGTGATCGGTAAGCTTGCAAAAGCTCTTGATGTTCAGTTCGACTGGCTTGCTCGCGGGGTTGGCCCAGTCGAGGGCGGCAATCCTGAACGCAAATTGCCTGCTGGCAGCAAGGCCCTGCCACTTGATCTTTCGGATGGTGAGTACGACCGAATCGCGGCATTCGCTGAGCAGCACGGCCTGACCAAAGAGATGGCCGTAAGAAAGCTGCTCTTGGAGGGGTTGAAAGCCCTGTTGGGCGAGACTGAAGTCCAGGACGGCTCTTCGATGTCTGACCTTCAAAGGCGAATTAGAGAGAACACTGAACTGCTTCAGGAGCTTCGCTCGCGTATGGAGCTGGTTGAGAGCGGTTCGAAGACCTGAGTGGCTGAATGACATCCTCCGCAGGTTGCCCGCCACGAAGCCGCGTGTCATGGTGAATCGCTTCACCAGGGTTTGCCCGAGCCACGCGGCACTTGGCTGACGATCGGCGGCTGAGTTGAAGAATTGCATGCCGCCATGCTCACGGCGCTTGGTCCAATCGCAAAACCCTGGTGGGGGGATCGACCGAAAACAGGAGGCGCGGGAAGGGCTGTCACCCCAGTAGGGATTGACGGCGCGTCGCCACGCTGACCGTTCTCGCTCTGCATCTTCCATCGCTGCCCCTGCTGGGCCCCGCCGTGCATCCGATGTGCTGCGGTATGGGTGGACTATCTTCGTCTGACCCGACGAACTGAAGCCTGTCTACGGGCATGCCCTACAGGCGGCTGGCAGCCCTTACGGTGTACCGGCAGACCGTAGTTTTTTCCAATCTCCGACCCAATCCCTTGCGGTTCTGAATGTCACAGAGACAACCTTGCCAGCAATCGCTGCGGCTGCCGCATCCATACTTTTGAATTCGATCATGTGCTTGTCGCACCAGGAAAAAACATCCTGTTTGAAGGCCCGATTCTCGGCATGTCGAGCCGCAGCAGCTGCTCGCGCGAGCGCACTGCGCGCATGTACTATCGCGTCTCGGTCTGCCGCCTCGTTGGCAAGCGCTGCCCCCTCGTTCCACATGCTGTCACCTCGCTCTAGGACTAAAGCCTCATGAGCTTCAGCCAGCCAGTTGAGGCCTCGCTCAAGGCGACCGGCTGCGATGTCCGTTGCGGCCTGATTGAACCAAGTGATAGCCATGGCCAGCAAGATGCTGGAGTCGTCTGGCGGGGCCTTGAGCGGGAGATCCGAGAGGAGCTTGGCTCGTTCAGGGGCTCTCTCAATGTTGGACAGTTCGTTGTAGAGCGTGAAGGCCCAGCCTTCGAAATTTCCATATCGCTCACCAGTCCAATCTCCCGGACCGATCTCCATGGTGCTTAGCCCGGCAAACGACATGTAATACGCGCCACTCCAGTTTGCGAACCAACTGTCTCGAACCGCTGCAGCAAGCACATATGGCAAATCATCTTTGTGCTTTTTCAGGAGGGCCTCGGTGGTGCTAACAACCACTTTGAGGTGCGTGGCTCCGAGCGGCCCGAAGGAATGCGAGAACTCGACAGTGTGCGGTAGTCCCAACGACAGAGTCTCCTGCAGGGCCGCGGCGCCGGCCTTCTGTCGCGCCCCGTCATGCCTCGTCAAAAAATCCTCGTTCATGGCGATCCTGAAACTGCCGATGGGCAATCACACCCGTGATATTGCCATCAACTTGCCGAAGAGTTAGGACCGGGGCGGCTCAGTACGCGGGGGGCGCCTGCTTGATCGAGCGGGCCAACGCGTAGGCCTTCTGGACACCAAGGAAAATCCCCAAGGAGTCGCGCTCGATGCAAAAATACGTCAGTATCCGAGGCGAACACACCTTGCAGTCAACCTCGGGTCGAAGCAAGATACACATTTTTACGGGTATGGCCTTGGCCTCTTCCACATCCTGATGCTCGATCAAATCGAATCAACCAACTTTTCAATGGTGGTGATTGCGCCTTTCGCGCCTTCAGTCTTTCAGCCCGTTTGGTTTGCTGACCAGGGGCTTGTTGGGCGCGAAGCTGCGGTCGCAGCAACAAAGGATGGGTCAGGTTTCGTTTTATTTGAGGAAGCGGCTAAGTTTACGCTGGGCATTTTTGACATCACTGTGCAAAAAGATCGGATGCAAGTGCTGACGACCCGGGAGGATGGCGTTCAGCCAATGGTTGACCTTTTCGTTGCCACGATGTCTCTCGTCGAGCCGCTGAAAGCTACCGCACTAGGTTTTAACTTCGCAGTCCATTTCAGAACGGGCTCTGAGCGTGGTTGGCATAAGGCCGGCGATCTACTCGCCGGCAAGGATTTTTGGAATGCGGCGTGGCCGAAGCATGTTGGATTGCTCAATCTACAACTTGCTCTTTCGAGAATTGACGACCATCCTGGTCAGGTGAATGTCCATGTTCAACCTTCTGGGCTGACGCAATTCGGCGTCTTTGTCAATATTAATGATCATTTCGATTTCAAAGACGGAAAATCTGGTCCGGAAATAGCAAGCTTTGCATCTGCTGAATGGCAGAAATCTGCTTATCGGAGCACCGCTTTAATCGAAAAAGTTGTGAAGGAGTCGCTTCGTGAATGAACTTGTGACGGGGACCGGTCCAAGCCTGCTTCGAATTGCAAAGTTTCGACATTTCGAGGAGGCTACCAACTTAGCCAGGCGAACCGCGTTAGCTGCCACTGACACGGGGCCGTTAGCCCCGCGGCTTCATTCTTTTTCCTCTTCGGCTGATGAGGCTCCAGGTCCTTCAACCTTCTTCAGCCTCAACGAGTTTGGGCCAGATGCCAGTAGTTTTTCTCGAAGCGTGCCAGCAACTCCACTTTCTTCCGGAGGGTGGAGTGAGAAGTCGTTTGATGCTGCTCGAGGTGACTCGCTCCAATCGGGAACTGCCACTGATCTCAAGAACTCCGTTGTTGAGAGCGCTGCGCGAACTTCGATTCGGGTAGTTCACCATGATTCAGCACCCACTTTCCGGCCACTGGAGCAGTGGACTGGAAGCGTGGAGTCCGTAGATCGGGAGGCCCGGACTTTTGTTGCTCGTGTCATCAGTTCCTCACAGGTACGTGACGAATTTGCCGACTTCACTTTTGACGAGGTTTCTGACGACGATCATGAATTGATCAACGAAGGGTCTCTCTTCTATTGGAGCGTCGGTTACGAAATCGCGGCCTCCAAGCAACGATCTACCGTGTCGACCGTTAGATTTAGGCGCGTTCACGTATGGAAGCGTCCTCAGATCGAAAAAGCGCTGATACGGGCGAAATCCTTGACTGCGTGGTTGCTTGAGTAATGCTAAGCAAAATTGGCCCTTCTACTGATCAGCTTGAAATCACTCTTATAGGACCGGGCTACGGCGAATGCGTTGTTATTCACTGTGAAGGAGAATGGATCGTAATCGATAGTTGTCGCGACGCGCGTAATAAAAGGCCGGGGGCTTGTGAGTACCTCACCTCCATTAACGTCGACGCTTCAGCTGTTAAATTAGTGGCATGCACTCATTGGCATGATGATCACATCGGAGGCTTGTCTGAGGTCTTCCAGACTTACAAGAACGCAGCGTTTTGCCTCTCAGGAGCTCTAAAGAGCGCAGAGTTTGCCAAAGTTGCCGAGATTTTCAGGGACTGGCATCTAAAGCAGCAGTTGCCGATCTCGTCGGGAATGGATGAGTTAACTGACATCCTAACTAGCATTCGGGAAAGTGGGCGTCGACCAAGCTTCGCTATAGCGAATCGGCAGATTTGGCAAAGTCCTTCGGGAGCAAGCCGGCTTGTCGCTTTGAGTCCCTCTGATGAGACTACGATGCAGGCGAATGCTCAGTTTGCTACGCTCGTCCCTGGTTTGTGGACTGATCAACGGCGAGCGCGCGATGCCTCGCCCAATCACATTGCAGTGGCGATGCATCTCGTGTGTGGAGTGCATACGGTGTTGCTCGGATCCGATCTCGAAGAGCACGGAAATCCTCATACGGGATGGAGCGCTGTAGTAGCGGATTCGGCGCGCCCTCAAAGTAAAGCGAGTCTGTACAAAGTCGCTCATCATGGTTCGGAGACTGCAGAGCACCCGCGCATCTGGGCAGATCTTTTGAAAGACAAACCAATCACTGTGATGAGTCCATTTTCGAAAGCTCTGAATCCTTTGCCCACTGCTGAGCAACGGGCGGTCATCAAGACACGCTCAGCGAGAAGTTTTGTGTCTGCGGATCTTGAAGCTCGCTCGATCAAGCGGCGTGGTCCACTCGGGCGTATCGTCGGGCAGCGAAATCTCCGGTTGGCGCAGCCGAATCTTGGTTGGGTACGCGCCAGAACTCTCGCTGCCGACCCGACCGCGGTATGGGAGGTTGAGTATGCCGGCGATGCAGTGGAGCTTTAAGCGGTTGTCGCCATAGGTCTAACGAGCATTGCAGTGCTTGGCGTCATCACGACCGAAAAGCCCGTGTTCAAGCTTTCTGAGGATCCGCGCTAGAAAAGCGCATGCCTGAACCTCGCGGCCGCCGCCACCCCTTGTTTCTCCGACTTACGAAGCCGATCGAGCCGATCTACCCCAAAGCTGTGACGCCTGTCGCCTGGGACGACGACCAGCCACTGGATGAGGTTGCGGGCGTGGTCTACATCGTCACCCGGCATTGCGCGCGGATGCAGACTTGGGCGCGACAACTGCGCAAGCTCCACCGGGCCGACGAGACCTACAAGACGGAGGAGGGCATCAGCCCGCTCAGCGCGGCGCCGTTGCGAGAGGCGAACCTGCGCGAGCTCGGGACCAGCATCGATCTCTACTCAGAGCACGGCGGCGAAGTTCTGTCCGCGAGGTCCGCAGTGCGTGCATACGTGACCACCGACCTGCTGGCGGTCGTGACGGAGCGAGCCGATGGCGATGCCGTGGGCTTCGTCTCGTTCCAGTTGAAGTGGATCGTCGACGCCTTCGCTGGCCGGAAGAATGAGGTGGAGCTCGAGGTCGAACTCGACCAAGCCTGGATAGCGCCGGCGTTTCGCAAGAGACGTTGGGGCGAGACTGCTGCGGTGGCGATCGCTTTTGCGACCGAGCGCCACGTCAAGCACATCCGGGCGACAACACGGTGGCCACGAGAGTTCTACGCAAAGCTGCAGCTCACTGTCGGCGCCGACCTCTACAGCCACAGCGGGGAAGCGCTGCTCGCGAAATGCGCCGAGTACGTGTCGTTTCAGTTCAGCTTTGAGCCTGAGCCGCAGCGACTGAGCGTGCCTCGGATCATCCTGGATGGGCGATGGTAGGTCGATGTAAGGGCGACCGAGAGGGCTGTCGATATAGTGGCGTCGATTCAGCTTTCAGGCGCCATCATGGATCTCTCCATCCCGACACTCGTCATCAGTTCAGTCCTCGCCGTCGTTGGCATATCCATCTCGATCGCAGCTCTGGACGAAGCGAAGCGAGCCTGGCTTTTTGGTTTCTGGAGACGTTGGATAGGAAGGGGGTTCATCGTCGTGATGATCGCGAACTCCGCTCTTGGCATCTTCCTGTTCTGGTGGCTCAAAACTGCCCCTGGAAGGGGCGAGATTCTCATGCTTGGGTTGCACGCACTCAATCTTTTTTTGGCCGTTTTCATCATCTTCATGTCGGCACTAGAGAAAGCGCTCGACGCGCGCAACGCCAAGCGAGTCGCACTCGAGGAGACGATAAAAAAAATGGAACTGAAGATCGAAGCACTGACCTCGTTTAAGGCGATGCCGGCGACCATCGACGCGAGCAAGCGGCTATAGGGGCGAGGAGCTAACCCTGGGAGCGGACGCCAGCAAGAGACATCCTCCTCGCCTCTCGGCCTCAGCCACGCAGCGAGGATGCCCAGGTGTCCTCATGCACGATCAGTAGTCGGACGCCTGCTTCCTTGTGCTGGATGGCTTTTTCAATCTTCGTGCCGAAGCTGCCGTGCTTCCATTCAGGACTCCCAAGTCCGCCGACCACCAAGTAGTGCAGCTTCTTGTTGACGCCGGAAACCAAGCCGCCGCGGACTTCTATCGCCTGTTCGCAGAGTCGGCGGGGGCCATACACAAAGTCGCCAGTAAAGCAGAAGAGCTTTTCCTTGATCTCGATACCTTCGGGCCGATCGATGGGCAACTCTGTGACGAACCCGGCGCCCGCGACTTCGTCGAGCTTCCCGCCGATCAACTGGTTCAGGGTGAGGGCCAGATGCGCGCGTTCTTCCTCTGTGACCGATCCATCCGCCAAAATCGTCTCGACCTGCGCTTTGATGACGGTGCCTGGCCATGACAGTGCGACTGTCTCTGCATCAGCCAGCCAGCCTCGAAGAAATTGGATCTCCGAGTCGTTCAGGTGCCCGTCCGCCATGATCCCCTGCACGATGCCGATCAAGGCCGCGCACGAAGTGCGCATCTCGTTTCGGAAGGCCGTTGCTTGGCGTTGGTAGATGTTGATCATTCAACCTCCCAGTTCGGCCGCAGCCTTCCAGATCGCTGAGAGGTCTCCGGTGAATGTGACGACCATTCCGGTGGAGGTGCATGTGTGGGTAGCACCAACGGCAGGATCGATCGAGAGATCCTCGCCGCGGAGCCCTTGCCACATCGCAAGGTAATGCAATGCACCGGCACGCTTACCAGCCTTGATGGCCTTTCCACCGCCTACCCAAGGCAGACTCGGCAACTCGCCCCGCAGTGCTTGTTCGGCAAGCTCGGGAGACTCTTTGGCCTTCTCGATCCCCCGCAGCCAGGAGCACACAAGCCCTTTGTCTGGGCCTTCCCAGCGTTCTTCCCAGGATTCACCTTGGGGCGTAGCTGAAGCGAAACTGCGGTTGATCATGAGTGACCTCCAGTGCGGCATTCAGTAACAGCCGTACCTCAGAAAATGAGGTTTGAATTGTTAACTTTTAGTTACTCATGCCAATGAGGAAAACCCTGCGCCCGTGAAAAAGCCCGCGCTAGGCGGGCTTCGGAATGTGGTCGTGAACTCTTACGCGGTCCACGCTACGGCAAATTCGTTTGCATGAAGTCATTTTTGTTTTTTTCGTCGTAGTGACTTCGACGCGCTGGTATGAGATTCAGCTTGCTTGGTAGGCAATGCCCAGTTGACTTGGGCAGAGCGCATTGTAGCAGGCGCTCTGTGCCGAGATCCCACTACGCCGCAGGCGGCGTGAAGAACCGCTCGATGTCGGCGATGGTCTGCTCGATGAGCGCGGTGTCCTCCGGGTGATCGACCAGATCGACCAACAGGTTCCCCAGATTCTTCCGAAGCGTCGGCCGCTGCTTGGCCGCGATCTCGGCCAAGTACTCCACCAGCGCCCGCACTGACGGCTCTGCATTCGCGCCGACGAGTGACAGGGCGGCGCGCTCGGTACGCGGCCCCTTGCCAGTCTCCAACCACTCTGGCGAGACGCGCAGCGCCTTGGCGATGGAAACGAGCTCCCGCGGCCGCTGCCTGAAGCCCGATTCGATGTTGCCGATCGAGCTTTGGGAGACGCCCACTTCTTCCGCCAGTTGAACCTGGCTCCAGCCCAGCTCCTGCCGGACGGCTTTGACGCGTTCTGCGATTGTCTTCACGAACGAAATTCTCCCACACCTTTTAAATTCGATAGTGTTAGGATTGAGGCTTCTATCGTGTTTGAGTAAGGAGTTGTCATGGAAGCGTTCCTGAGAGCTGTTGAGATTGCAGGGAGCCGGCTGAGGCTGGCCGAGTTGATCGGCGTTGCCAGTTCCACCCCCGGCATGTGGGCATTTCGAAAGAAAGTGCCGGCCGAGCACTGCCCCGCAATCGAGCGGGAGACGGGCGTACTCTGTGAAGATCTGCGGCCGGACGTCCCGTGGGGCGTGCTGCGCAATTCGAAGCGTCGATCGCGCAAGGCGACCGCCTGATGTCCGCCGTTCATCGTTTGTCCGCGCGCGGTGCCGCGCGGCCTCTCGGTGCGACGTCGACATCCTGTGCCGCAAGCCGCACTTCAACGTCACCATCGCGCCAACGAATTAAAAGTCGGCTGGTGCGCAGCATCACGCGCGCTGGTGCTCGACCCGCGGGATCTGCGTTGGTGCTGAGCGCTGTCCATGTGCTGTTGTGGATGAGGTCTGGGTCATTGGCTGCCGCTGGTAGGGCGTGGCGTGTGTTCATGGCTATGCAGTCTCGGCAAGCGAGACTGGAAGCACCAGCAAGACAGCCAGCAGTCTCTTGCACTTGTCGCAACCTGCTGCACGGTGCCGGAATGACATGCACGCAGCTGCAAGGAGCTGCAACGTGACCGTCGACCCTCCCGAAGATCGCGCTCGCAAGATCGTGTCGAGCGTTCTCAAGGCGACTCAGCGCGATGCCTCCCAGACGGCAATCGCCGCGGCTATGGGCGTGAGCGAATCAACCGTCTCCCGGCTGCTCAGCGATCACCTCGACAAGCTCGCGCTCGTGATGGCCCACGCGGGCCTGCGCGTCGTCGGGCAAGACATGCGCTGCTTCCCACCCGACTACGTGGATGCGCTGTTGCTCATGGCGAAGCAACACCTGAGCGCCGTGCAGACCGTCCGCACGCTGGAGTGGGACTGATGCGCCGCGCAATCCTGTGGTTCGCCCACTTCCTCTACTGGCTGCGAGTGCATCGCGGCAATTTCAGCAATGCCCGCTGGGCAACCGATCACGAAATGGGAGCCTGGCGATGACCAGCGACGCACGTATCTCCACTGGGCTGCCCGCCCATCCGAAGACCAAGAAGCTCATTCGTCGCGCTGGTGTTGCCGGAGCCTGGCATCTCGTGTGTCTTTTCCTGTGGGCGGCTGACAACCGCAGCGACGGCGCGTTGACGGGTATGAGCGATGAGGACATTGAGCTTGCTGTTGACTGGCCGGGCGAGGAGGGCGCTTTTGTGCGCGATCTCGTGGCAGTCGGCTTCCTCGATGGCGAGGAAGGGGCACGGAAGATCCACGATTGGGAAGAGCACAACCCATGGGCGGCTGGCAGCGATGCGCGTTCGGAGAAGTCCCGCTTTGCTGCGCTGTGCAAGCAACACGGACGCGCGGAGGCTGCTAGGAAGATGCCCGATTACGCGGCGCGCTTGCTACCCGCTGTGCCAAATAGTGCCAGTGGCACTGCCCCGGGCACGCCAGTAGCACTGCCCAAATCTGCCAATGGCATGCCACTCGCTGAATCTGGCAGTGCCCCGTCTCCGTCTCCGTCTCCGTCTCCGTCTCCGTCTCCGTCTCCGTCTCCGTCTCCGTTACCAAATACAGAAACCCCCCTTACCCCCCAAGGGGGGAGGCGAGCCCGAAAGTCTCCGACCGCCAAGCTCGACTCCATGCCGGGGTTCCAGGCGTTCTACGCCGCCTACCCCCGTAAGGTCGGGCGAAAGGCGGCAGAGAAGGCCTGGTTCAAACTCGCCCCCGACGATGCGCTGCAGGCGACGATCCTGGGTGCCTTGGCAGTGCAGAAGCCGCACCTCGACTTTCGCGAGAACGGGCGCTACATCCCGCACGCTTCGACCTGGCTTAACGGCGGGCATTGGGAGGACGAAATCCCGGGCGGGCGCAAGCCAGCACCGGTCGATGCCGATGGCCGCGTGTGGTGGCAGGCCGCAGGCTTCACGCACATCGCGGAAGCGCAGAACGAGCACTGCCACCTCGGCAACTATCGCGAGTTCCGGGGTGGCAAGCGCGTGCTGCAGGAGGCGACCGCTTGAACGCCGCCGAGGTGAAGCAGATGCTGGCCAGCCAAGCCGCCGAGATCGCGCGTCTGCTGCTGCCGCAGGGCAGGGCGAAGGGCAGCGAGTGGAAGGCAGGGAACACCAACGGCGAGCCGGGTGACAGCCTCTCGGTGTGCATCCGCGGTCACAAGGCGGGTGTGTGGTCCGACTTCGCCAGCGGCCAGGCGGGCGACCTGATCGACCTGTGGATGGCCTGCCGCAACCAGTCGATGGCTGAGGCCATGAAAGACATCAAGCGTCATCTCGGCATCCGCGACGACTTCCCGCGACCGCCTGAGCGCACCTTCCGCCGCCCGGAGAGCCCGCGCGCGCCTGCCGCAAAAGCTCGCGCCGCCGAGTGGCTGATCGGCCGCGGGCTGGCCGAGGAGACCATCCGCGCGTTCAAGGTCGCCGAGCAGATGCAGCACGGCAAGACCTACGCCGTCTTCCCGTTCCTCGACGAGCACAACGAGCTCATCAACATCAAGTACCGCAACCCCGACGAAAAGAAAGACATGCGGCAGGAGAAGGACGCGGCGCCGTGCTTGTTCGGCTGGCACCTGATCGATCCGAAGGCGCGCACGGTCACGATCACCGAGGGCGAGATCGACGCCATGACGCTGCATCAGGTGCGCGTGCCGGCGTTGTCGGTGAACCAGGGCGCAGGCAACCACCAGTGGATCGAACACGACTGGGAAAAGCTCGAGCGCTTCGACGACATCCTGATCTGCTTCGACAACGACGAGGCTGGAGACAAGGGCGCGGCCGAGGTCATCAACCGCCTGGGCGTGGAGCGCTGCCGGCGGGTACGTCTCGGCGCGAAGGATGCGAACCAGTGGCTGCAAGACGGCGCCGAGGCAGTTGATTTCCAGCAGGCGATGGAAGACGCGCGGCCGCTGGATCCCGACGAACTGCGGAACGCGAACGACTACACCGCAGCCGTCGAAGCGCTGTTCTATCCGCCACCTGGGACTCCGCTGGATCCCGCGCTGTACATCGACAAGGAACTCGACTGGTTCCGCTTCCGCCTCGCCGAGTACACCTGTTGGACCGGCATCAATGGGCACGGCAAGAGCCTGATGCTCGACCAGATCCTGCTTGGACTGATGCTGCAGGGCGAGCGCGTTGTGATCTTCTCCGGCGAGATGGGCGCTGCCCGCCACCTGAAGCGCTTGCACAAGCAGGCGAGCGGGTTGGACCGCCCGAGCCGGGAGTACATCCGCGCCATTGGCGACTGGTTCCGCGAGCGGCTATGGCTCTTCGACCTGGTAGGCGTGGCGAAGCTGGATCGGTTGCTCGAAGTGTTCGCCTATGCCGCGCGCCGGTATGGCGTGCGCCACTTCGTCATCGACAGCCTGATGATGATCGACGTTCCCCAGGACGGGCCCGGCGCGATTACTAAGCAGAACGAGGCAGTGCAGAAGCTCGTTTCGTTCAAGAAGACGCACAACGTGCACGTCCACCTGGTGGCGCACCCGCGAAAGCTGCGTGACGAAACCGAGGCTCCCGGAAAGATGGAAGTCGCCGGAGCAGGGGGCATCGTCAACGGTGCCGACAACGTGTTCTCGATCTGGCGCGCCCAAAAGGACGAGGCCCCTGCCAACCCGAACGACCCCGAGGCGCTCGCCAAGTGGCAGGAAGAGCAGGAGGGCATCGACGCCAAGCTGATCCTCAAGAAGCAGCGCGAAGACGGAGTGCAGGACTACACGCTGCGGCTGTGGTTCGACAAGCCCACTCAGCAATACCGAACCGGACCAAGGAAGTATCCGCTTCGCTTTGTCGAGTTCTCAATCCAAGACCAGGAGATGCCTCATGAGCATGCGTGAGTTCGAGCAATACCTCAAAGCTTCAGATTTCTTCGCCGACACGAGGAACGCGCACCGAGCGGCCACAGCCGAAGTCATCGCAGGTTTCGCTGCAGTGCTCAAAAAGCGGGGCCAGGTCACCGATGCCGAGATGAAGGAGTTGCTGCGTCGCATGGAGGATGCAACGGGACGACCGTCGATCGACAGCAGCAGGCGCAACTTGGCCGCCCGGATCGGCGACAGCCTGAAAGGTCGCGCGTGAAGGTGGTCGAGCGCTACGCCAGTGCAGTGCGGTCAACCAACCTGAAGGTCGATGAGCGCACGACTCGCTCAGACTCGGATGTCCTCGGTGCCATGGGGCTCGCTGCCCGCGAGTTTCCGCTGGCGGTCGCGTTGCAGCGCTTGTTCCTGGGCGATAGCACTGCGGCGCGTGAACTGGTGGAGATCCTGGCCGATGATGCTTGGCGGCAGGCTAGGGCGATGAAGATCAAGCTCAATCGGGTGCAGGCCTACGACCTCGCGCACGGGTGCGTCGCTTGGCACCGCAATCCGACGTGCGACCACTGCGGCGGCCATGGGGCGACGGTCATCCCGGGCAGCACAACGCTAGGCGTGAGGTGCAAGCCATGCAAGGGCACTGGCCGGACCTCATTGAGCAGGCTGTTCAAGGAACACGCCGAGATCGCCGATTGGCTCGTGGCGCACATGGAGAAGCATCAGGCAATGGCTGGGCCGGAGGCAATGAAGCAGATCGCGGGGTATCTGGATCTGAAGATCGCAGCCGCCGAGGCTGCAAGGTAAACACTATTTACACGATCGGCGATTCGGGCTTAGAATCATCCGGCCTGTACAAATCCCGGGTGAGCCGGGAACAATAAGAGCAGCTCAGCCATTGATGGCGGAGCTTTCTCTTCAGGTTGATGATCCGCCCAGCGCAAGCCGGCGGGTTTTCTGTTTCCGGATCAGTGCAGGTCAGCCTTGCGCAGTTCCCTCAACGCCGCCTGCTGCTCTTCCTCGGTGCCGCCAAAGGCCACGTCCTGGAACGTTCCATCCTTCAGGATCAGCCGTAGCGCGGTGCACTCCCGTTCGCCGGCCTCGGCTCGGGCAGTGAGCTCGCGGAGCTTCTCGATCAGCTCGTTTGGCCCGACATGGATCCGCTCTAACTTCATTTGCCGCAATGTACGGCGCGTTGCTCAACGCGAGCTAGCGGGGTTTTCTGGAGTCCATGCGCTCTAACATGGCCCGCCCCGCGGGTGTGATCCCAAATACCGTAGCCGCGTGGGGAAGGCTGAACTCGCCAGCGCGGTCCAGCGTGGCGTCGATCAAATGAGCAACAAGTAGCATTTCGACCTTCCGGACTGCTCCCGGTTCGGTCACCGCAAGGGGCAACGTGGCGCGTCTCAGGTCTCTCAAGTAGTTGATTGCCATGACCGAAGGCCTTCCCAAGTCAGGGAGGCAGTTTGCGAGACCTGCGGATGCCGTCGTGTCAGACCAGTCTTAGGCGGGCGCCAGAAACTGGCGATCGACGACGCCTCTAGCGCCGCTGATTGCCGCCTTCTCTCCCGATCGCAGGCAGTTGCCGCCGTTGCCCACCTCGTGCGGGCTTTCTTCTGGCGACAGGGCGGAGACCAGCGCCGTGAAGGCAGATGCGTTTCGCGTGGAACACCGGCCATGACACTTGCAACCCTCAAGCCTCGGCTGTCGACAGTCAGTCTGACCCGCACACCCGTGCTGCAGACCAAAGCCGGCACCGTGGAGCGCCCACGCGGCCGTGCATGGATGGCGACTCGAGAGCGGGTCGCCCAGCACTACGACTACCGCTGCGCCAAGTGCGGCGCGGTCTGGGTGTCCAGCCGTGACCACATCGACCACATCGTCGAGTTGGCCGACGGTGGCACCAACGAAGACAGCAACCTGCAGCCTCTGTGTGACGTGCCGTGCCACAAGGCCAAGACGGACGCGCAGGCGAAAGCAAGGGCGCGAGGCTTCTGAGGTCTGGATCGTGCGCCCACGGCCCTCCTGACGCGGCGGCGGGGCCGCCCAAAGGGGGCGGGTCAAAAGTCCCGAGGCCCGAAGTGCCGGAAACCACCCGGTTCCTCACGCGCAGAAAAAAGTCCCGCTGGAGATTTTTGTTAATGTCCCTGACCGCTAAACAAGCCGCCTTCGTCGCTACGTATCTCGTTGATTCCAATGGGAAAAAGGCGGCAATCAAGGCAGGCTACAGCGCGTCTGGGGCCGAGGTGGCCGCCTCGCGTTTGTTAAGGCATCCGAAGGTTGCCGCGGCGCTGAAGAAAGCCAGGGCCGAAGCCGCTGCGCCCACGAAGTCGGCCAAGCCAGAGCCGCCGGCTCCGAAGTTCGATCTCGCAACGGCGCTACAGCACAAGGACCCGAGGGCATTCCTGCTGGCGGCCATGAACGACCTGGACCTCGAGCCGAAGCTGCGAATCGACGCCGCCAAGACGCTCATGCCGTTCGAGTATCCCAAGAAGGGGGAAACTGGAAAGAAGGAGCAGGCCAACGAGAACGCGAAGAAGGTTGCCTCGCGCTTCGCAGCGGCTGCTCCGCCTAAGCTGGTGGCGGCGGGCGGCAAGAAGGTCTAAGCGTGAAATGGACGACCGCCTGCCCGGACTGGGAGCGGCGCCTGATCGATGGCGAATCGATCATCCCGCCGCCAATCTTCCAGGATGAGGCAGAGCGGGCGCTGGCGATCTTCAAGCAATTGCAGGTTGTCGACCTGGGGCAGGTCTACGACCCAGAGCTGGAGGACTACCGGTATCCAAGGTTCGCCGAGTGCACCGACCAATGGGTCTTCGACTTCGTGGCCGCCATCTTCGGCGCTTACGACGCCGAAACGGGCAACCAGTTGATCCGCGAGTTCTACCTGCTGATCAGCAAGAAGAACACGAAGTCGACCATCGCCGCCGGCATCATGCTGACCGCGGTTATTTTGTGCTGGCGCAGCGGCGAGGAGCACCTGATCCTCGCTCCGACCAAGGAAGTCGCCGACAACAGCTACAAGCCGGCCGCGGCGATGGTCCGGGCAGATGATGAGCTGAAGGAGATGTTCCACGTTCAGGATCACGTCCGCACCATCACGCACCGCGTAACCGGCAACCTCCTGAAAGTGGTTGCGGCCGACACCGACACGGTGTCTGGCAAGAAGGCCGGCAAGGTGCTGGTCGATGAGCATTGGATCTTCGGAAAGAAGGCCAATGCCGACGGCATGTTCATGGAGGCCACCGGCGGCCAGGTGTCGCGCAACGAGGGTTGGGTTATCTACCTGACCACGCAGAGCGAAGAGCCGCCTGCCGGCGTCTTCAAAGAGAAGCTGAACTATTACCGCGACGTGCGGGATGGAAAGATTCACGACCCCAAGCGCCTGGGCGTGCTGTACGAGTTCCCGCCGGCAATGGTGGCATCGAAGGCATACCTTGATTCGCGAAACTTCTACATCACCAACCCCAATTTGGGCCGGTCGGTCAGTCGGGAGTGGCTGGAAGACAACCTGCGGCTGGAGCAGGCGAAGAGGGATGGTGCTTTCCAGAAGTTCCTGGCGAAGCACCTGAACATCGAGATCGGCATGAACCTGCGGTCCGACCGCTGGGCCGGCGCCGATTTCTGGAAGGCAGCGAAAGCAGCGCATCCCGTCACGCTCGATTACCTGCTGGAATGGTCCGAGGTTCTGGATGCCGGAATCGATGGCGGCGGGCTGGACGACTTGCTGGGGCTCTGCGTCATTGGGCGCCACAAGATCACTCGCAAGTGGCTGATCTGGACGCATGCCTGGGCTCACCCTTCCGTGCTGGAGCGGCGGAAAGAGATCGCACCTCGCCTGCAGGACTTCGCGGAGCAGGGCGATCTGACACTGGTTCGGGATATGGGCGACGACGTGGTCGAAGTCGCCGACATCGTGTCTCGTTGCGAAGCGTCTGGGCTGCTCGACAAGGTTGGTTGCGACCCTGCGGGGCTCGGCGCCATCCTGGACGCGTTGATCGAGGCCGACGTACCCCAGGAAAAAATCATCGGTATCAGCCAGGGCTGGAAGCTCAACGGCGCCATCAAGACCACCGAGCGAAAGCTGGCGGAAGGGGCGCTGTTGCACGGCGATCAGGACTTGATGGCCTGGTGCGTGGGCAATGCAAAGGTGGAGCTTCGGAGCAATGCGATCGTCATTACGAAGCAGGCCTCGGGCACCGCAAAGATCGACCCGCTCATGGCGGTTTTCAACGCAGTGACCTTGATGTCGCTGAACCCCGAGGGGATGGGCTCTATGGATGATTGGCTGAGCAGCCCCGTGAAGGGCGGTCGCGCATGAAGAAGCCCGGCGCATTCACGCGCGTGCGGGCCGCGATCGACGGCTTTGTTCGTTCCTTCTCGCTTCGCGACAAGGATCTGTACATCGATCGGACGATGGCGAACGAGGCAGGCGTCGAGGTCACGCCCAAGTCGGTGATGCAGCTCGACGCGGCCTGGAGCTGCGTGCGGTTGATCTCCGAGACCATCGCCACGCTTCCGCTGGGAATGAACGAGCGCACCAAGGCCGGCAAGCGGCCCGCGCCGCAACACGGTCTGCACTTCGTGATCCATGACCAACCGAACGCGGATTCGACGGCATCGATCTTCTGGGAAGCAATGGTCGCGGCGATGCTGCTGCGCGGCGCTGGACGGGCCGAAAAGCTCTACGTCGGCCCGCAGCTGGTTGGCCTGTCGTTCCTCGACCCCAACAAGTTGGTCTGCAGCCGCGACCAGAACGGCCGCAAGCGCTGGCAGTACCCGCGGCCGAACGGCGAGATGCGCGAGATCCCCGAGTCCCGCATCTGGACGATTCCCGGCTTCACCCTCGACGGCATCAACGGGGTCTCGGTCATCAGCTACGGTGCCAAGGTGTTCGGCTCAGCCATCGCGGCCGACAAGGCGGCATCGCAGACGTTTAAGAACGGCCTGCTGCAGACCATCTACTACAAGATGGCGAACTTCCTCAAGCCCGACCAGCGAGCTGAGTTTAAGAAGAACCTGGCCGGCTCTATCGAGCGCGGAGAGGCGCCGCTGCTTGAAGGTGGAATGGAGGCAGACACGCTCGGCATCAAGCCATCGGATGCGCAGCTGCTGGAGTCGCGCGGCTTCTCGGTCGAGGCAATCTGCCGGTGGTTCCGGGTGCCGCCCTGGATGGTCGGCCACACGGAGAAATCGACCAGTTGGGGGACCGGCATCGAGCAGCAGATGATCGGCTTCCTGACGTTCACGCTCGGTCCGTGGCTGCGCCGCATCGAGCAAGCCATCAGCAAGGATCTTCTGACCCCCGCCGAGAGGGTGCGCTTCTATCCGAAGTTCGCGGTGGAAGGTCTGCTGCGCGCGGATAGCGCAGGACGCGCGGCGTTTTACGGGGCAATGGTGAATAACGGCATCCTGACCCGCGACGAAGTGCGCGAGCTCGAAGACCGCGAACCGATGGGCGGCAATGCCGCGGTCCTGACGGTGCAGTCGGCAATGACCACTCTCGATGCGCTCGGTATGGCGAGCGACGCGAACCAAGCGCGGGCGTCCATCCGCGCATTCCTCGGCATCGACGCCGAACCCTTGAAGGGCTGATCCCATGAGCAAGAAAACACTACCGGGTGCGCCGGAGGGGCGCCCCTGCGCCGGCGTCACCAGCCAGGTGCTCCCGCGCGCCCTGGATCGTTGGCATGCAGGCGTTCGAGCGGCCGCTTCGGATGGTGACGCCGAACGCTCGATCGGTATCTACGACGTGATCGGCTACGACTACTGGACCGGCGACGGCGTGACGGCGAAGCGAATCGCCGGAGCACTGCGCAGCATGGGTGCGGGGCCGGTGACGGTCTACATCAACTCGCCCGGCGGCGACATGTTCGAAGGCCTGGCCATCTACAACCTGCTGCGCGAGCACGACGGCGAGATCACCGTGAAGGTGCTGGGCCTGGCTGCATCGGCGGCTTCCATCATCGCGATGGCCGGCGACAAGGTGCAGATCGCACGGGCCGGCTTCCTGATGATCCACAACGCATGGGTGATGGCGATCGGCAACCGCAACGATCTGATCGAGGTAGCCGGCACCTTGAAGCCATTCGACGACGCGATGGCCAGCATCTACGCCGCCCGCACTGGCGAAGAGCAGAAGGCCATGGCAAAGCTCATGGACGCCGAAACCTGGATCGGTGGCGAGGCTGCGGTTGAAGGCGGGTTCGCCGATGAACTGCTTCCCTCTGACCAGGTGCAGAAGGGCTCCGGCAAGACCAGCGCTTCCGCGGCCCGACGAATCGAAGCCGGCCTGCGCGCAAGCGGCATGCCGAAATCCGAGGCCATGCGCCTCATCAGCGAATTCAAGTCCAGTTCGGGCGATCCGGCTGGCGGCGGTGAGGGCGATCCCACCGGACGAGTCGAGCTCGCGCCCGGCTCTCTCAGCAGCGCAGCGGCATTGGCCGAATCCCTCACCTCCCTCATTGCTTGAAAGGCAAACCATGTCTCAAATCGAAAAGGACATCGAGTCCATCAACAGCAGCCTGAAGACCGTCGGCGATCAGATCAAGTCGCAGGCCGAAGCGTTCGCCAAGAACGCGAAGCAAAGCGAAGAAGTCGTCGCGAAGGTCGACGGCATGCTCATGAAGCACGGCGAACTGCAGAGCAGTCTGACGGCAACGCAGCAGGCCCTGGCCAAGCTCGAAGCCAATGGCGCGGGCGGCGACGTGCAGCACGAGTCGTTCGGTCAGCAGTTCGTGCGCAGCGAGAAGTGGAAGGCGTTCGTCTCGCAGACCACGCCCCGCGGCCGTGTGGACATGCCGATCCAGGCGGCGATCACCAGCTTGACGACCGACGCCGACGGCTCCGCAGGCGACCTGGTGCGCCCGACGCGCCTTCCCGGCGTGATCACCCCGCCCGAGCGCCGCATGACCGTCCGTGACCTGATCACCCCGGGCACCATGGACACTAACTCGCTCGAGTACGTCAAGGAGACGGGTTTCACGAACAACGCCGCTCCGGTGGCCGAAGGCGCGAAGAAGCCGGAATCGGCCCTGAAGTACGACCTGATCACCACGGGGCCGAAGGTCATCGCCCACTTCGTGAAGGCTTCGCGCCAGATCCTCGACGATGCCTCGCAGCTGGCGAGCATGATCGACGGGCGTCTCCGCTATGGCCTGGCCTTCAAGGAAGAAGCGCAGCTGCTGAACGGCGATGGCACCGGCCAGAACCTGCTGGGCATCATCCCGCAGGCCACCGCCTACGCAGCGCCTTTCGATCCGGCCGGCACCGAGACGAACATCGACATGATCCGTCTGGCCATGCTGCAGGCCTTCCTGGCCGAGTACCCGGCGACCGGCCACGTCATGAACCCCATCGACTGGGCGCGCATCGAGCTCCTGAAGGACACGACCGGCCGCTACATCATCGGCAACCCGCAGGGCAGCATCGGCGCCACCCTGTGGAATCTGCCCGTGGTCGAGACGCAAGCCATTGCGGTGGACAAGTTCCTGACCGGTGCCTTCCGTCTGGGTGCCCAGGTGTTCGACCGCTGGCTGGCGCGTGTCGAAGTCGCCACCGAGAACGAAGACGACTTCGTCAAGAACCTGGTGACGATCTTGGCTGAAGAACGCCTGGCGCTGGCGGTGTACCGCCCCGAGGCGTTCATCTACGGCGACTTCGGCAACGTCGCCTGATCGTCGGCAGTCCAGTAATCGAGAAGCCCGGTTCGCCGGGCTTCTCTGTTTCAAGGAGATGACCATGCTCATCAAGTTCAAGAAGCCCGATCCTCGCGCTGGCACCGTTGCGCAGATGGACAGCAGCCGCGGCCAGTTTTTCGTCGACAACGGCTCGGCGGAAAAGATCAGGGAGGATGGCGGCGGCTCGGTGCAGGGGCAGGGCGGGAAGCCTGTGCTCGTGCGAGCCGACCTGGATGCTGCGCTCGCAGCGCTCCCGGGCGAGAACGACGACCCGGAATACGTTGTGCGGTCGATGCGCATGCATTTCGGGGATCTGTTCACTGAAGCCGATGAAGAAAGGGTGCGCGCAGTCGTTAAGACTCGTGCGACGAAGCCTTCGGACGGGCTCACGGTGACGCAGCTCAAAGAAGCGCTCGACGCCAAGAAAATTCCGATCCCCGACGGCGCGAAGAAACCCGAGTTGGTGGCTTTGCTGGACGGAGCGGCCTGAATGAGTTTGATCGACCTGCCCACCGCCAAGGCCCATCTGCGCGTCGGCGTGGGCTATCCCGACGAGCAGGTCGTCCCGTATCTGAATGCGGCCGAGAGTTCGGCCGCTCAATTTCTCAGCCGGCGCATCTTCGAAAATCAGGGGGCACTGGACACCGCTGTTGCGGCAGTACCCGCTGCGCTCTCCGCTGCCGGCACTGCCTACCAGGCCGCGATGACAACCGCAGGCGCGATCGAAGATGACGTTGCGCGTCGTGCGGCTGAGGGATACGCCCTGCGCGCCTACCGTGACGCACAGACCGCGGCGAGCGAAACCTACGCCGGCATCGTTATCAATCCGCAGATCGAGGCCGCCATCCTGCTGACCATGGGGCATCTGTTTGAAAGTCGCGAGGATGTTGTGGTTGGCGCGACGGCCACCGCGATGCCCTTCGGCTCGCAGCAGTTGCTGTTTCCTTTCCGTGTGGGGCTTGGCGTCTGATGCGCGCAGGCACGCTCAAGGACTGGATCACGATCCAGCAGGTCGGCAGTGTCAAAGACGAACTCGGGCAGACGATTCCCGGCTGGGTGCTCCTCGATACCGAATGGGCCGACATCCGCTTTCCCTCGGGGCTCGAAGTTGTGCGGGCGGATGGGGTTGTCAGCGTGATCAAGGCCAGCATCCGCATCCGCCGCCGCACCGACGTGCTCGCGAGCATGCGCGTGCTCGACGACGAGGGTCGGATCTACGACATCAAGGCAGTGCTCCCGAACAAGCAGAGCCGGCAGTTCATCGACCTGGTCTGCGAGACAGGCGCCAACGATGGCTAATGGCCGCGGCAACCCGGACGGCAGCGCCTTTCACATCGGCTTCGACACGAGCGGCGCCGAAGCGTGGTTCGACGGCATCGCGCTCGCGACCGAAGAGTCGATCCGTCCTGCGGCGCAAGCTGGCGCCGAAGAGTTGTATTTCGAAGCGCGCATCCGCGCGCCGATGTCCGCCGAGTCGCATTACTTCTACGGGAAGAACAGCAAGTCAACTGGCGTTCGTTACCTCTTCGAGCCAGGCAGCCTGCGCAATGCGATCTATCAGGTGTACTCGAAGGACAACAGCGGTAAGTTGAAGGCGACCTATCACATCTCGTGGAATCACCAGAAGGTGCCCTACGGGTTCATGGTCGAGTACGGCACCAGCCGCGCACCGGCGCATCCATTCATCCGGCCGGCCTATGCCGCCCGCGTCGACTTCGCGCTGGAGGTGGCTCGCGCGCATCTGGTCAAGCGAGTAGGGGAAGCGATATGACGGTCGAAGCTGATCTCCGCACGCTACTGAATGGGCTCGCCGCCGGTGGCGCATATCCCGATCTGGCCGACGAGGGCGCTGTAGCGCCCTACATCGTCTACCAGGAAATCACCGGAACCTCGATTCAGTACCTCGAGCGGGCGCTGCCCTCGAAGAAGAACGGTCGCTTCCAGGTTGCAGTCTGGGCCAGCACACGAAAGGAAGCTGCAGCGATCGGGCTGCAGATCGAGAACGCGATGCTGCTTACGACGGCCTTCCAAGTCGAGTTGATCGGTGGCCGCACCGCTGACCGTGACGCCGTCACCAAGCTGCGCGGCTCGCGGCAGGACTTCAGCATCTGGTCCAACCGATAGACCGCATTCGATTTCAACCCGGCCCGCCTTGAGCGGGCTTTTTTCTGCCCGCTCCGGGCTTGTCCATCAACCCGCTCCGGCGGGTTTTTCGTTTCTGAAAGGCCTTCACCATGTCTGCATTTCTCCCCAACGGCACCGTCTTCTCGCTTGCCGCGACGTATGGCGCGGCCATCCCGGTTACCGCGCTCACCAACGCCGCGCCACCCGTCGCCACGGCGGCAGCCCATGGTCTCGTGAACGGTGACATCGTCGAGATCACCTCGGCCTGGACCGGCATCAACGATCGTCCCTCGCGCGTCTCGGGGCAGACCGCTGGCACCTTCAACCTCGAAGGCCACGACACCACCAATCTCTCGAAGTACCCGGCGCTTGGTGGCGTGGGCTCTGTGCGCAAGGTGCTGACCTGGGCGCCCCTTTCGCAGGTGATGCAGAACGCATCGTCCGGCGGTGAGCAGCAATCGGTCGAGTGGACTTACCTGGAAGACGGCGTCGAGCGCAGCAAGAACACCTTCCGCAAGGCGAAGCTGCTCACCCTGACGCTCGCCGACGACCCGGCGATGAGCTGGTATCCGGTCCTCATCGCCGCGGACCAGGACGTGAAGAACCGCATCTTGCGCGCTGCTCTGCCGAACGGCGGCTTCATCTACTACAACGTGAACGTCGGCTTCGACCCCGAGCCGAAGCTGGACGCGAACCAGATCATGACCGTGCAGGCCACCTTCCGCAGCCAGGGCCTCTTCATCCGCTACGCAAGCTGATATGGCACGGCTGACGCTCAACCCAAATCCGACCTTCACGGCGAAGGTCGACATCTGCCAGCCCGGCGGCGAGCCCGTCGCTGTGGAGTTCACGTTCAAGCATCGCACCCGCGACGAGATGGACGAATTCATCAAGACCCTCGCCGAGTTGTCGATCGAGGACCAGGTCATGGCCGTGGCCAGCGGCTGGGAATTGGTGGAACCGTTCAACGTGGAAAACGTGAAACGCCTGGCGCAGAACTACATCACGGCGCCGGTCGCGATCCGCGACAAGTACATCGCTGAGCTCATCAAGGCCAAAGAAAAAAACTGATCGAGCTGGCGCGGGCCATCTACACGCCGGACGCTCTGCCGCATGAAGCGGCAGAGATCGGGCTGACCGTAGAGGAAGCCAGCCTGTCAGTTGAATGCTGGCCCGAGCACCTGGCCGTCGTAGAGGTCTTCAAACACTTGACCACCCAGTGGCGTGTCGGCTTCGCCGGGGCTACCGGCCTCGACTACGGGGTTTTGCCGACGGTCTTCCGGTTGATCGGCGTTCCCCGCGCGCAGTGGTCGCGCCTCTTCGACGACATCCGCGTCATGGAACGCGGGGCGCTGTACCACATGCGCTCGCAAGCAAACCAATAGCCGCCTTCGGGCGGTTTCTCTTTTCAGGACACCGATGACCGATCTAACCGCAAAGATGGTGTTCGTCGCGGATGCGACCGGCGTAGAGGCCGGTGTCGACCGCGGGAAGCGTTCACTCGCGGATCTGGGCGTCACCGCAGTCACCGAAGGCAAGAAGGCCGCCGAGGGCGTCGCAGCCGTCGGAAAGGGCGGCGACCAGGCCGCCGCGAAGCTCGATGCCGCGACGCGGAACATGATCGCGTCGATCCAGCGCACGACGGCCGCGGCCGAGACTGGCAAGAAGTCGGGCTCGGAGTACTTCGCCGCACTCGCGAACCAGCGAGGCATCCCCGCCGATGTGCTCAAGCCCTACCTCGCGCAGCTGGATTCCGCACTGGCAAAGCAGAAGGCCGCCGAAGCGGCGCTCAACGCCACCGCGCCGGCGCTGGGCAGGGTGAGCGTCTCCGCCGCGCAGACCGCGAACGCGCTGCGCGGTGTTCCTGCGCAGATCACCGACATCATCACCAGCCTGCAGGGCGGCCAGGCACCGCTGACTGTGTTCCTGCAGCAGGGCGGCCAGTTGAAGGACATGTTCGGAGGCATCGGACCGGCTGCGCGCGCGGTGGGCGGCTACGTGCTGGGGCTCGTGAACCCGTTCACCGTCGCTGCGGCGGCCGTCGGGGCGCTGGCGCTCGCCTACTACAAGGGCAGCCAAGAAACCGTCGAGTACAACAAGGCGTTGATCCTCACCGGCAACTACGCGGGGCAGACTGCCGGGCAACTGCAGGACATGGCGAAGAAGATCGCCGACGGCGGCGCCACGCAGGGCAAGGCGGCCGAAGCGCTTACGGCGCTTGCCTCGACGGGCCGGGTAGCCGGTGACGCATTGCTGCAGGCGGGAGAGGCCGTCGTGGCCTCAAACCGGGCGATGGGAACGTCGATCAAGGATGCGGTCGCGGAGTACGTGAAGCTGGGCGAGGATCCAGCCAAGGCCTCCGCCAAGCTCAACGAGTCGTTGCACTACCTGACGCAATCGACCTACGAGCAGATCAAGGCCCTGGAAGATCAAGGCCGCAAGGAGGAGGCGGGCGCCTTGGCACAGGCGACCTACGCTGCGGCGATGAAGCAGCGCTCCGGCCAGGTCGTTGAGAACCTGGGCAGCATCGAGCGCGCACTGAAGAGCGGCGCACTGATCGCCAGCCAGTTCTGGGACGCACTACTGGGCGTTGGTCGCAGCACCACCATGCAGGTGCAACTGGCGGACGTGCAGCGCAAGATCGCCGAGGCACAGAAGGCAGGTGAAGGGAACAGCGTCACCGCGTCGTTCTACGAGCCGCTGATGAACCGCCTTCGTTCGCAACAGGCGGTCATGCAGGCGGCCATCGGATTCGAGAACGGATTCGCCAAGATGGCGGCCGAACGCGCGAAGGCAGAGCAGGCCGGCAGCGTCGCGACCGACGACATCAACAAATGGCAGGACAAGGCCAAGGGCGTCGGCGCGGTCACGCGCGAGCTCGAAAAATACCGTGCAAGCCTGGAGGCGGTCCGCAAGGTCAACCCGAACAGCGACCTTCTGAAGCCCGATGCCGTGAAGGCGGGCGAGGACGCCATTCGCAAGGAATTCGCCGGCGCCAAGGGCGCAGCGCCGAAGGCGTTCCAAGACGACGCCGCTACGAAGCTGCTCGAGACGCTTCGACAAACAGAGGACTCCCTCAAAGCGCAACTCGATGGTGAATCGAAACTCTCTGAGGCTCGAAAGAAGCAAGTCGAGTTCGAGGGGGAGATCGCGCGGCTCAAAGGCAAGGACATTTTGACGGCTGATCAAAAGAGTCTCCTCGCCAACCAGGATGCAGTCAAAGAGCAACTGAAGAAGAACGTCGCCCTCTCCGATCAGGTGGAGTTCGAGAAGAAGATCGCCGACATCACGAAGAAGTCGGCAGAGGATGCCAAGCAGTTCCGCCAGATGATGGACGGGATCACTGCATCGATGGAATCGGGACAGCAGAGCCGTGATGAGCAATCCAGCCGCAGCCTTGCTGCGTTCGGCTTGGGCGATCGGACTCGCCAGGAAGTGGAGGCACAGCGCGCTATTCGTGCCGAATTCCAGCGCTACAGCGACGTTGCCACGCGGGACGCCAGCAAGAACGGCATGCTGAATTCGGAGGACTACAAGAAGAAGGCGGCGGAGATCCGCCAAGCCCTTGAAGACGCGCTCACAGCGCAGAACAACTACTTCGAAGCCCTGAAGGCCAAGGAAGCCGATTGGACGAACGGCGCGACGACCGCCTTGGCCAACTACGCCGACTCGATCCGGAACGTGTCAGCCAGCACCGAGCGCGCGTTCTCAGATGGCTTCCGAGGCGCGGAGGACGCACTGGTGAAGTTCGTCACGACCGGAAAGGGCAGCGTGAAGGGCTTGGCCGACTCGATCATTGCCGACCTCGCCCGCATCGGCGTGCAGCAGATGATTACTGGGCCATTGGCCAAAGGCCTCATGGGCGCATTTGCTGGCGACGAGTTTGGCGACTTCATCAAAGCCAAAGGATTCATCGGGGCCGGCGACTCTGGCGGTGGTGGCGGTGGCCTGGGCGGTCTGCTCGGCACGTTCGGCAAATGGTTCGGCGGCTTGCTTGGGTTTGCAGACGGCGGCAATCCCCCGGTTGGTGTGCCGAGCATCGTCGGCGAACGCGGACCCGAGATCTTCATTCCCAGTGTGCCCGGCACCATCATTCCGAACCACGCGCTCGGCAGCGGGTCAGGTGGCAGCGTCACGAACAACAACTACTACAGCGTGGGCGACATCGCGACGGTAGCCATGCTGAAGCAGGCCCTCGCGGCGACGCAAGCCCAAACCGCCAGCCGGATCAACAGCAGCCGTACTCGTGGGGGTGCGCTCGCATGAGTCTCCTCACGCTTCCGAGCAGCTTCCGGCCCGAGTCGTTCACGCCGCAACTGCTGACGAATCAGCGCGCATCGAGCTCGCCGGGTGGGGGTAGCGAGGAGGTCGTCGACATGCTGAATGATCGCTGGCTGTTCTCGCTCACGCTGCCGCGCGGCCCGCAGCACATCGCAGCCCGCAACGAAGCGTTCGTGAACGGGCTGCGCGGGCAGACCAACACCGTGCTGCTTTGGCATTTCGTGCGGCCACAGCCCCTTGGCACCTATCGCGGTGCTCTGACGATCTTTCTTGCCACTGGACAGGGCGCTGATGCGGTCTACCTGCAGGGCGGGGCTGCTGGCCAGACCCTGCTGGCCGGCGACATGATCGGGGTAAATGGGATGCTTCTGCAGGTGTTGACCGATTGTGTGGCCGACGGTTTGGGGCGCATCGGGGTGCCCATCGCGAACCGCCTGCGCCGCGCAACCGTGGTCGGCCAGTCCGTCGTGTGGGATCGCCCGTCCGTTCCCTTCCGGAAGGTGTCGCAGCCCGGATTCCAGTATTTCACTGGCTATGCGGAAGGCGTCCCGCTGGATTTCGTGGAGGCCCTCTGATGCGGTCTCTATCTCCTGCTGTGCTCACCGCCCTGAACGGACCGGTGCTCTATGTCGCGCAACTGATCTACCTGGCCTTCCCTGGTGTGCCCGTTGCGCTGTGTTCGGCGAACTTCGACATCGTTTTCGAGGGCGTGACCTACCGCGGTGCGGCCGGACTCGGCAGCATCAAACCGATCAACGATTCGCCCGGCGAGGTCAAGGGCCTGAATTTCGAACTGGCCGGTGCATCGCCGGAATCAATCGCGCTCGCGCTGGATGACGCCGACATCGTGCAGGGTACTTCGGCAATCATCCGCACGGCCATCCTCGACGCGAACCTGGTGCTTCTGGACGCGCCTGTCGACTGGACTGGCCGTCTCGACCTGATGAGCGTTCAGGAAGACGGCGAGACCTGCACGATTCCGGTGTCGGCCGAGAGCAGCGAGCTCGATCTGTTGCGCGGCACTCCGCTGACCTACAGCAGCGCGGACCAGAAATCTCTGTACCCGGGCGATCTCGCCTTCGACTTCCAAGAGTTCCAGCTGAACAAGCCGCTCGTCTGGGCTGGCAAGCAGTGGCTCATTGCGCTCAACGGACGATGAGACTTCCCGACTGGCAACTTCGGTTCTCGGCTTTCGCCCAGGACCGCGCAAGCACGCCCTTTCGCTGGGGCTCGAACGACTGCTGCGTCTTCGCGGCTTCCGCGGTCACAGCCTTGACCGGCTCGAACCCGATGGCGTCATTCGAGCCCTACGGCACCGAAGCGGGGCCTCGCCGCAAAGCGCTGCGTCGCACGCTGCGACGCCTCGACAAGGCTGGCGGTCTGAAAGCCATCGCTTCAATGCACCTCGGCGACCCTGTATCGCCACTCATGGCCGGCGTCGGCGACGTAGTGCTGGTGATGAACGCGGGTCGCGAAATGCTCGGCGTCTGCAACGGTGTGAACGTGCTCGCGCCCGGCGAGAGCGGGATCGTCACCCTCGGCATGAACTCCGCAATCGCGGCCTGGAAGATCTGATGCCACAAGCAATCGCATACGGTATCGGTGCTGTGATTGGCACCGGTGTAACGACCGGCGCGTTGGTGGTCTCCTACGCCATTACGGCAGTGGCAACGATCGCGCTGTCGGCGAGCCAGAAGCGCAAGGCCGAAAACAAGGCGCGTCAGCAATTCGAGGCCTCAGTGGTCGACCGCTTCGAGAACGGCCGCAGCACCGTGGGCCCGCGCGAGCTGGTACTCGGCCGTGTACGCAAGGGCGGATCGGTGTTCTTCGACTCGACCGACACGCCGAGCAAGGCGGTGCTGCTGCGTTGCATCGCGTTGGCCGGCCATGAGATCGATGGCATCGAGCGGATCTACTTCGACGACACGCCCATCGACCTGGATGTCGACGGCAACGTCGTCACGGCCCCGTGGGGACGGATCTACACGCGCACCGTGACAGACACGAGCGCGAATCCGACCCGGACGCTGGATCACACGCCGGTGGCGGGCTCGATCTTCGTCACTCCCGCGACCAATCTCCCGTATCCGAACATCACGCCCGGCCAAGAGTCTCTGCCGTACACGATCGCCGGCAATGTTCTGACGATCACCAATGCCGACGGCCAACAGTTCTACACGCTGACTTACCAGTGGGTCGAGTTCATCTCTACCGCTCGCGTGTTCGTGCATCTGGGCTCACCGAATCAGCCGGCCGACGCGCGGCTGCAGCAGTACCTGCCGGGCACCTGGACCGCAGCGCACCGGGCTCGGGGGGTGGCGTGGTTGCTGTGCGAGTTCGTCTACGAGAACAGTTCCTTCCCGAACGGGGCGGTGTCCGTGACGGCTCAGATGCGCGGTGCGAAGCTGTACGACCCGCGCACCGGGGTGACGGCCTTCAGCGAAAACCCGGCGCTGATGATGCGGCACGTCATGCTGCACCCGCAGTTCGGCAAACGGACCTCAATGACCGCGGCAGAAGATGCCCGGATCATCGCGGCGGCCAATGCCTGCGACACGCCGATTAGCTATTGGACCGGGGCGCCCATCGTTCCGATGTTCCGCGCGAATGGCGTGTTCCTGTTCGGGGCCGACCCACGCAGCGTGCTCGACGATCTGGCGCAGGCCATGGGCGGGGAGTGGGCCTACGGTCGCGGGGAATACAGCGTGCGTGCGGGGGCCTATCAGGCGCCGGTAATGGCGCTCACGGAAGACGACCTGGCCGTGGTGCAGCGCGGCCCCGATGGCTCTGTCTCGCAGGTGCCGGTGACGATCAATCCGCACAAGCCTCGGAACGAAAAAATCAACGTCGTGGCCGCCCGGATCTGGGATGAGGCGGCCGGCTATGTCGAAGTGGTGTTGCCACCGTACCGCGCGGATGCCTACATCGCGCGCGACGGCATGGAGTTGAGCCAGGAAGTGAAGTTGTCGACCGTCTTCAATGCCGGTCAGGCCACGCACATCGCCGGGATCATGCTGCGCGACAGCCGCGACGCGCTGACGGTGGTTCTGCCCTTCAAGATGAAGGCCTACCCGCTGGAGCTTTTCGACGGCATCACGCTGACGATCCCGCGCTACGGATGGTTCGCGAAGGAGTTCCGCATCCTCGGCCGCACATTCCACCCGGCGCCGGAAGGCTGCCTTGTTGAGCTGACGCTGAAGGAGACCACGGCCGCGATCTTCCAGTACGGTGCGGCCTACCTCCCGGGCGGCTACGCCAGCAACAGCGGTCTTCCCAAGCCTTGGGAAATCTCGCCGCCGATGATCTCGGACATTCAGAGCGGCGAGAGCGAGCTGATCGTGCAGACGGACGGCACCATCGTGAACAGCGTGCGCGTGACGTGGCCAGCTTTGTCCGACGCATCGATCGTCAATGGCGGGTCCATCGAAGTTCAGTACCTCGTTCTTCCGAATGGCGATTGGATCACTGTCACGGTGCCCGGCGATGCGACCGAGGCGCGCATTCTGGGGCTCGATGACCTCGCGCAGATTCTTGTGCGTGCGCGCAGCCGCAACAGCCTGGCCGTCAGCGACTGGAGTCCGCAGCGGGTGCATCGTGTGGTCGGTAAGACCGAACCGCCGCCGAGCATCGAAAACCTCAACATCTCGGGCGCTGTGCTGTCGTGGAACATGCCGCGACGTGTGCCCGACCTTGCCGGCTTCGTCTTCCGGTTCCACTACGGCAACAACACCGACTGGAACAGCGCTGCGCCGCTGCACAACGAGGGTTTGATTCTGGCGAGCCCGTGGGAACCTGAGACCCGGCCCGGCGGTGTGGTCACCATCATGGGCAAGGCGCAAGACACGAGTGGCAACCAGTCGCTCGAGGCCGCGGTCATCGTGATGAACCTGGGCGACCCGCCCGTCGCCAACGTTCTGGAGACGTGGGACTTCGAAGCGCTCGGCTGGCCCTATGACCCTGCCGAATCGATCGGCTGGGCGATCGTCTCTGGCGACCCTTCCGCTGATGCATTGGATTCGTTCTACGGCACCGATGACCAGAGCTTCTACACGGGGGACACGGAAT